GTGTGAAACGATTCATCATAGCATCCACCCCTGTGGGCATCCTATGTCCCCGGGCAGCAAAATGTGCCAGTCCCCGAAAAAACAGGCAGATGCCGAAGCATCTGCCCGTCCTGACTATTTCATTTTGTGACAGCCGCAGCAGAACCGGCAATCACCGCAGCAGCCGCCCTTTTTACCCCTGAGCAGATGCACCAGCGCCACGGCGGCCCCCACCAGAATGGCAGCCAAAAGGAGCCAATCCAACGTACTCATAGCAAGCCTCCGACCTGATACACCAGCATGCCCACCAGCCAGGCCACTGAACACTGCAGCAGCACTACGCCCAGCATTCTCCAGAAAGAGCCCAGCTCCCGGCGGATGGTGGTCACCGCTGCGATACACGGGGTATACAAAAGCGTGAACACCAGGAAGGACAGGGCGGTGATATTAAAAAATGAGTTGTTACAAACCGTTAATACGGCTGTACAACCCGGAAAACAAAGACATAAGCGGGCGGGTGTATTCACTTGCCCGCTTTTCTGAAATATCGGGAAAACAGCTCAAATATGAAGATTTGATGTACAGAAAAGATGTCATGTTAATACCATGCGGACAGTGCATCGGATGCAGAATAAGACAAAGAGAGGACTGGACAACACGAATAGAATTAGAAGCACGAGACTATCCGAAAGAAGAAGTGTGGTTCATCACACTAACATATGACGATGACCATGTACCAGGAATGATTGTAAATACAGGCGAAATCATGCGAAAAGTACAATACGTCTGGAAACCGGGAGAGAAGCGGCCAGAGAGCGTACAAACGTTACTGTATACTGACATTCAAAAATTCTTAAAACGCCTCAGAAAGGCTTACAGGGGCAAATTACGCTATTTTGTGGCAGGAGAGTATGGAGAACAGACAGCAAGACCGCATTACCATATGATTCTATATGGATGGAGACCAACAGACCTAGAACACCTATACAAGGTAAAACACAACGGATACTTCACAAGTAAATGGCTAGAAGACCTATGGGGCATGGGTCAAATACAAATAGCACAAGCAGTACCGGAAACTTACAGATATGTTGCAGGATACGTCACAAAAAAAATGTACGAAATAGACGGAAAGAAAGCAAACCAATACTACGAGTTAGGTCAACAAAAACCATTCGCATGCATGAGCCTAAAACCGGGACTAGGAGACAACTATTATCAAGAACACAAAGCAGAAATCTGGAGACAAGGATACATCCAATGCACAAACGGAAAACACGCACAAATTCCACGTTATTATGAAAAAATGATGGAAGCCGAAAACCCACAAAGATTGTGGAGAATTAAACAAAACAGACAGGCAGCAGCCATAGCAGAAAACCGGCTAAAGTATGAAAACACAGACTTTGCAGAGCAATGCGAAACAAAAGAAAGAGTCATCAAAAAGCAAACGAAGAAGAAGGGGACGCTCTAACGGTGTCACCTAGCCCAGTACCTATCAAGTAAGCACTGGGCTAACCCCTCTATTATCCCCCCTAGAAGGGGGGATGAAAATAGACTTCAAAGCTCCATGTAAATCAGTTATCAGCGAAAAAGGGGGTAGGCCTATCGGCCTACCCCCTTCCGTCAGCGCCCCCTAGCAAGGGGGCTGCCGGTACGCACGCACGCGCGCGCGTAGCGCGCACGCATGCGCGCGTATATTATATTAACTTGTTGTAGACGTAGTAGTAGAGTATGTGGAAAAGTTGAAAAGTATAAATTTATAACGATAAAACGTTAAAAACAAGCGAAAAACACTGTTGAAAGAATTGTGGAAAAAATGTTGAATTGTTGAAAGTCCGTCAAAATGACGAAAATCATTGTGCAACTTTATGTTGAAAACCTGTTGAAAATGTTGAAAGTGTTGAAAACGCGCACAGCGCTAAAAATGAATGGATTAAGCCGAGTTCCGCTGCGCTCCACACGGCAAGGCGCTAAAGCGCCATTCAAACCAAAAAACAATTGACAAGCGACAAGAAAAATGGTAAAATCCAAAATGAAGAGAGGTGAACGCCATGGCAATCAAATGCTATATCATGGACACAGACGCAAACGAAAAAATAGGGCAGCACTTCAAAGTGCGGGAATTTGCGTGCCAGGATGGTTCACAGGTAGTTTTTGTGGATGACTATCTGGTATCTATTTTGGATATTCTCAGAAACCAAGTCGGAAAGCCGGTATACATAACCAGCGGATACAGAACACCGGCAAGGAATAAAAAAGTAGGCGGTGCTAAGTACTCATATCACATGCGAGGAATGGCAGCAGACATCCGGATTGAAGGCATGACCGCAAAGGAAATCGCCAACAAACTAAACAAAATCATTCCATTTGGCTGCGGCATCATCGTCTACGCAAGTTGGGTGCACGTTGATACACGACCCAACAAATACAGAAAGGGGGTGTAACATGGCACTTATTTCCATCAAGGACGTCAAGCAGGCAATCCGTCTCATGATGCAGATTTTGGAAAAGCTTGACGAAATCTATCATGCACTGCATGACAGCATCAACGAAAAAGAAAAGGAGTAAACCGTAATGCACAAAACATGGAACGTAAGAGACCAGACCAAAGAAGTGCTTGAGAAGCTGCTAACTCGAAAATACAAAGAAATCGATGGCGAATACAAAATGCTTCGCAAAATATCCAACGTCGAAGACGCAAAAAAAATGCTTGACGAAATATGGCGGATGAAAAGTTTTGCAAACGCAATCGAAATGGAACTAATCAGAAGGGAGTACAGCAATGGCACAGCATCGTAAGAAGATGAACGGCGCAAAAGATCGCCGAATGTTCAACGTGACGGCACGCAAGACCAAAACAATTAACCTCAGCCAAAAGCCCATGAGGGGCGGCATCCGACTGTAAAAGGAGAAAAACAATGGAACACAAATATTATGGCATCTGGGACAAAGTGGCAAAGTGCTACGCATGGGTAGGAGAAAGTAAGAACGACGCAACTTTTGCAAGAATGTGCAATGTAATGGCAAAGGACGAAAAAACCTTTATCGGACAGAGTCCGGAGGACTACACAGGGCACAAACTGGCAGACTTCAATGACGAAGACGGATGTTTTGTCATGGGTGAAGGACAGTACAAAGTATGGGAGGGTAAACCAAATGAATAAACGATACGAGGAAGGGCGAAAGCCCTTCTTTTCGAATCCGGGCGAAAAACTGCGGAGACAATACGTCTGGACAAAGAACGAAGAAAACCAAAAAGAGCTGAAGGAAACCGAACCAATCGACATCCAGCAGGAGATCGAAAGCTATTCAGACGAATGCAATATTAAAAACATCGTCAGAAAGGCAAGCTTTGACCCGGAGTTTCTGGAAAGCCTTCAAAAAGGCGTTATGGATGGCATAGAAATGGACATAACAGAATGGCCACGAAACATCCACGAGTATCACCAGCTGCTTGCAACTGCGCAAGTAAACGCAATGAAGCTCAGAGAGCTGGAAGAGCAGAGCAAAGCACAGAAAAAAGAACCAGAAGAAGGGAGTAAAACGGCAGAATGAACAGAAACAATGAAAACCACTTCTTACAAGTACCACAGGTGCACACAAGCCGAACAAAGTTTAACCGTGACCAGACAATCCTGACCACGTTCGACAGTGGCAAACTCATTCCATTCTTTGTAGACGAGGTGCTGCCGGGAGACACTTTCGAGGTGGATACAAGCGCAATTATCCGAATGACCACACCGAAATTCCCGGTCATGGATGATGCGTTTATTGATTTTTATTACTTCTATTGTCCAAACCGAATCCTGTGGAAAAACTTCAAAAGGTTCATGGGAGAAGTGGAAAGTACACCATGGATGCCGACAAAAGAGTACAGGATTCCGACTATCAAAATCGAAACACCAAACCCGGACGCAATGCCATATGAAAAAAGCATCCTAGACTACATGGGCGTACCGACAAAAGTAGTAAAATCCAAAAATGAAAAATTCGAAATCAATGCACTGCCCATAAGAGCTTACGTAAAAATCTGGAACGAGTTTTTCAGAGACCAAAACGTAGGAAATGCAGCTGTAGAAGCAGATGACGATGAAAGTGTAATATACTCAGACCAAGCACCAACTACAAAAGAAAATGCAGAAACGACACTAAAAGAAGCATACAGGGGCGGAAGATGTCTTCCGGTCAACCGTTTTCACGACTAC